TGGTTGGTATAGAATTACTATGGTTGGCACTGTCACTGGATCAACAGGCGCGACTGCTTTAATATTTAGATTGCAGGTAGATGGGATAAACGGTACAGGTGACGGCTCTAAAGGTATTCATGTCTATGGAGCTCAATTTGAAGAAGGCAGCCGCTCCACCTCCTACATCCCCACTCACGGGACTGCTGCTACGAGATCCACGGACAATGTATCTGCGCTTGACACCAGCGGTTTCTCTTTTGGAACCACTTGTACTATCTTCTTTGAAGGATCTATTGGCCAATTTAACCCTGGTGCATCATCTACCATACCTATAACGATGTTTGCTTCGCATTCATCCCCTAATAATGCTGAGCGCTATGTTCTTTTTGCAAGCAGCTTTAGTAGCGGAACTTACACTCTTACCTCTCGTCACGACCATAATGGCAATACTGTTGGGGTAAGCAAAAGTGGGCTTACAGAGGGTGCTAGGGTAAAGGTAGCTGCTGTATTTAATGGCACATCTCAGAAGTTCTTTGTCAATGGAAGTTCAGGAGGTTCAGGGTTTACGCCTTCAGACGGAACAAATACTCACGTTGCTGCAAGTCTCTTTGAATCTCTTGATCTTTCTGCATACCCTGCCAATAAAAATCAAACAGTTGGTTCTCTTATCCTTTGGGGCTCTGCTCTTACTGATCAGCAGTGTATAGATTTAACAACCCTCTGACGCACTATGGCAATCTTTAGAAAATACGAGTTTGGTAGTCAGTCTGCTGCTACGGCTAAGATCAACGCCTTGGGTGTTGACGAAGAGGGTAACCCTACACACCGCCACTCTATTGTAAGGCTTGGCAACATTGTTACTACGCCAGCAGAGTATGATGCAGAGGGGAATGAAACTACTGCCCCTGTATACTCAGACAAGTATCATGTCGATGTCTTGTGGAGAGGAGAATACGATGAAGACGGGAATGAAATCCCTGTAGCAGACTGGGACAATCAGATGGTATGGTGCCGTCCCATGGGGGTGCATACCTTTGGGTCGTCTAGCGCGAATAGAGAGTATATTGCAAAATGTAAGGAGCTACACCCAGAGTGGTTCCCCGAACCTGAAGAAGAATGATTGGATTAGGTACATCACCATCGACAGCCTCCTTTGTCTCTGCCAGAGAAAACACTTTGGCCACTGCTTTTGCTCAAAGAGTGTCCGCTGACGGAGGCAGTCTTGAACAGTTTGTGTTTCTGACACAGGATCTCAAGGCCTTATTGTAATTGCTTATATTTGCATCATGGCTACACTCTCAGTAACAATCAACGAAAGCATCACTCTTAACGGAAGAGAGAGAGGTAGTGAGATCAACTTGGACATTACAAGCATCACTCAGGTGATGCAGCGTATTGTAAGCCTCCCTGCTGACGGGGGGGTTGGTCCAGCCACGCAAACCACCATAGCTAACTTCAGGACAGCTGTCACTACGGCTGACAGTGCTATGGATGACGATGACGTCAAGTACATCAGAGTAACCAACCTGGACTCTAGCAACAACGTACACCTCTCTTTGCAGCTCGCTGCCAACGGAGACGCTGTAGCCAGCACTCAGGCCAGCATTCTCCTAGAAGCTGGTAAAAGCTTCTTGCTTGGTAAGGCAGTTGGTATTGCAGCTGTTGATGATGATGATGAAGCCGCTACAGCTCTTGGAAGCTTGGTGGATCTGGAAAGCATCATTGCTGTCAACGACAACAACGCTGACGTAGATGTCGAGGTCTTCGTAGCTAGCGCTTAAGACTCAAGCTTCCTGTAGAAGGCCTGCACTAGCAGCCTCCCCCTTTGAGAAAGGGCATACCTCACCCTGTAGTTCATTTTTGTCTCCTCACGGAAGAGGTGGTCCTCCATGCTCTGAGAAGGGGTCAGCTTATCGAAGTGCTTGTATAGGTAACCCTCGTTAACTAACGGGTACACAAGTCGTTGTGCTAGCTTTTTGTGAGAGTAGTCATACTTGTCTGACGCATACTGAATTGTAAAGAACTCTAGGTCGTAGCACCAGAGCATAAAATTCAGTTCTCTCTCGAAAATGTCTCTTTCCTTGCAGAACTCTATTGAGCTGGTTCTCAGGTTCTTAAGGTAGTTTTTTTTAATGTACCTTTGGTTAAGGGGTGAGAAGTCGCGGAAGAGCTTCTTTTTGGATACTAAACTTTTAGGCATGGATCACTATAAAGATATGGAGGAAGAAGGGTTTTGGTATGAAGTTCAGGAGATCTCGCAGGCCTTTTTGGAGATATGCCACAAGTATGACATGAGTGATAGGGTTATATCGGCTTTTGTTGTAGGGTTGCTTGAAGAAATAGATGAGAACAATTCAAATATGAAGGCCTTCTTTCACTATAACTTGCAAACCGAAGATGAAGTTAATATCATCAAGGACTTTATGACTGACTCATTTACCCCGCCTGAAGATGAGGGTCCTGACTTGGACGACCTTCTCAACGGGATGGGTATATCACTAAATTGAAATGGACGGAATTATCAGGAAGATTATCATCGGGAGAGACCCGAAGGATGCCATGGCGTACTACATAGGGATGAGGGCTGGTGACGGGAAGGTATCTGCGATTGTCATGGACGAAGAACATTTGTACAGATATCAAAAGAAAAGGTATCTCGTATATTTACAATCTAACGATAGTCAGGTGCTTTGGAAATCAGTTGATGACATGCCCTGTATTATTGAGTATGACTGTAACTTCTGATGACTGTAGAAAACCTCACCACGGACGGATCTGAGTTCACACTGCCTAACGGACGTCGTTATTCTGGCAGCTATCATATCCACGTTAGTCAAGGGGCTATGGTGGGGGCAAAGCATACTGCTACCCCGCACCAAAGACTGTTTGCTGTAAACTCTGCCGTAGCTGAGCGTGTGGCCAGCGTACAGAGGCAGCTTCAGGGTCAGCAGATCAATAGAAATAAAATTCAATCAACCAGAGCTACTGCTCGTAGATCGACACCTCCTACCCGATCGTCAGGAGGGTCTGGCGGTGGTGGCGGATATTAATTAAAATGAAAACACTAGACTTGTTTGTCGTTGAGTTAGAAAAAAAGCTCAATGATACCATGACCACGGACAGTGGTTTAGAGCTTTACGTAGACACCAGGTTCAACGAGTTTGAACACAGAGTAACCGAAGGCCCTGTGGTCTCACCTCCCGTAAAGCACGATACAGGTGTTGAAGTCGGCGACACCTTGTACTTCCACCACTTGGTTGTTGTCAATGAAGGTCAAGCCTTGACTGGAGAAGACAATCACTATCTGGTTCGATATGACCCCAACCATACGATCAACAACCAGGCCATAGCACACAAGGGCAAAGACGGGGAGATAAGGCCTTTGTGTGGGTGGTCTTTGCTTGAGCCTGTCGATCAGGACGAGCTTAAAACAAAGTCAGATGTCATCGAAGTTGTCGAACTGGAAAAGAAGCTTCCAACAAAGGGCCGTGTCGCTTTTACGGCTCCTTGGGTCGAAGATTTGGGGTTGAAGGTGGGTGATGTAGTGGGGTTCAAGCAAAACAGAGACTACCGCATCAAAATAGATGGTAAGGAATACTATCGCACTCGCACTGAAGACCTCCTATACGTTGAGTCATGATTGACAAAGAGCTCCTGATGGACATCCTATCAGAAGAAGAATGTGTCACTGCCGATGGTTTTGATGATGCCCTGGTTGGATGTACCTACGGTGCCAATGTGGTTGCTGTGTATGACATCAACAAGATGATAGAGATACTCATGCAGGAGTCTATGAATTATGAAGACGCTGTAGAGTTTCTTGACTACAATGTAGTAGGTGCATACGTTGGAGAAAAAACCCCGTTATATATCAATTTTGTCACGAAAGAAGTTTACAACGATTGAAGCTGCCAAGCGCTTGATGACAAGCATGGAGGCAGCTATCGACAACATGATTGACGAAATCAAAAAGCCTGTTGATCCTGAGATCAATGGGAGCGCACGTAAGGCTGAGCTGCAGTCGATTAAGCAGACAGCCACAGATTGCAAAGAATTAATTGTAGAACGACAACGCTTAGAACAAATGATCAAAGACCTTACGAACAATGGATCAATCGAAGAAGCCAAAGACTACAGCGGAGGATTTGCCGAAAGGTATTCCAAGTAACTGGCAAGAATTAGTCTGGGTGAAGAACAAGATTGAACACAAGTTTTGGGAGGATTCTTGGAATCCTAATCCCAGGACAGATGCCTAGAAAAGACCCCCAGGCCAGAAGAGAGTATCAGCGTCAATATCACAAGAAGCACTATCAAAAAAAGAAAGAAGAGTACATACAGAAGGCCAAGGTCTACAACAAGAATCAGCGTAAGCAAAACAGAGAGTACCTCTATAGGGTAAAAAGATTTTTGGGGTGCATAGACTGTGGTGAAACTGATCCTGTAGTTTTAGACTTTGATCATGTCAGAGGAGATAAAGAGCACAATCTTTCTACCATGGCTCACGCTGCTTATTCTATTAAGCGCATGAAGGAAGAGATACGCAAGTGCGAGGTAAGGTGCTCTAACTGTCATCGCAAAAAGACCCATGAGAGGAGAAATAAATAACCGCGAGTATCTCCTCAAGCTTATACCTTGTTGAAAGAGTAATTGGTTACATGTGGGTTCAAGCCCCACCTCGCGGACTTTAATATAAAAAATCAAACCATGATGTACACTAGTATCACAGTATGGGTAATGGACTTTATGCTATTGTTGGCTTGCTATGGATCAGAGTTGCCGCCTAACAGCTCGTGTCATCGTGTAGATTACAATGAAGACGGTGCTATAAATCTGAGTGACCTTATGGATCACCTTGCCAATAAGCCTCAATAAATTTACCCTTAAACAACAAACGCCCTTGTAGCTCAACAGGATAGAGCAACGCACTTCTAATGCGTAGGTTTCAGGTTCGAGTCCTGACAGGGGTACTAAATTCAATTATACAGATGGCTAAAGTTCAGGTTTCTACTTATCAGAAAAAGCAGGTTCGTCGCAAAGGCGTTCATGCAAAGACAAAGAGCTCAAAAAGTAAGGCTTCTAAAAACTACCGCAAGAAGTATGCTGGTCAAGGACGATGAGTATATCGAGGAGCTTATCAGAATTTGCCCCAACGGTACGCAAGGTGAAAGTATTCAGCTTGGTGGGTTGGTCATTCTACTTCCCGCTATGCCGCCGAAGGAGCAAATTCAAGGATATGAAAGTCCAGACGCCTTGCAACTGTGGAAAAGGATTCCTATGCCAGAGGAGTTGTCTCGGATTAAGTCTATGGATGAGTGGGCGGAGATGCCAAGGGAGTTTCGACAAAAGTTTTCTCCGTATATCGAAGAGGAGTTTCGCCGTAGGCGTGAGGGCTTTTGGTTTTATAACAACGGTGTCCCTACATATATTACGGGTCGGCACTACATGATGCTTCAATGGACCCGAATGGATATCGGGTATCCAGACTACTTAGAGTTCCAAAAAAATATTTTCTTACATTTAGCTGCGTGTGAGGCGGACCCCCGATGTATCGGGCAGCTGTATACCAAGTGCAGGCGGAGCGGGTATACCAATATCTGCTCTGCTGTGCTGCTTGATGAAGCCACACAAGTTAAAGACAAGCTCCTGGGTATACAGTCTAAGACTGGTAAGGACGCGCAGGAGAATATATTTATGAAGAAGGTTGTGCAGATGTTTAGGCACTACCCCTTCTTCTTTAAACCTATTCAGGATGGAACGACCAATCCGCGCATGGAGCTGGCTTTTCGCGAGCCGTCTAAGAGAATCACGAAGAACAATAAGACTACGCAGACGGGCGAGGCTCTTAATACGGTAATCAACTGGAAGAATACCACGAACAACGCCTATGACGGCGAGAAGTTACACTTGTTGTATCTTGACGAGGCTGGCAAGTGGGAGAAACCTACCGACATCAGAGATGCCTGGAGGATTCAACGGACCTGTCTAATTGTTGGTAGAAAAATTGTAGGTAAGGCCTTGGTGGGGAGCACTGTAAACCCCATGGACAAGGGCGGCAAAGAGTATAAGGATCTATGGAATGATTCAAATCCTAACGAGAGAAATGCAAACGGCAGGACTAGGAGTGGACTTTATAGACTCTTTATTCCAGCTCAGGAATCTCTCGAAGGTTTTTTTGACGAGCACGGACGTCCAGTCATTGAAAATCCTAGTTCTGATGTGTCTGGTATTGATGGTGATATCATCAATCAGGGATCAAAACAATACCTGAAAAACGAAAGGGAAAGCTTAAAGAATGATCCCTCTGAGCTTAATGAGGTTGTTCGTCAGTTTCCTTTTACTGAAGATGAAGCCTTTCGGGATAGCATTGATGGGAGCTTATTCAATGTAGGCCAGATATACGAGCAGATTCAATACAACGATGAGTTGTTCCCTAACCCTGTCGTTATAGGTAATTTTGTTTGGAAGGGTGGGGTGCAGGATACTGAAGTGGTATTTCAGCCTGACCCTACTGGCAGGTTCCGCGTAGCCTGGATGCCTCCAGTGGAGATGCGGAATCAAAAGCAGTTTGATAGAAATAAACGTATTGCACCCAATGCAGAGCTGGGGGTAGGCGGGGTTGACTCTTACGACCTTGACGCCACCGTCGATGGACGGGGGTCTAAGGGAGCGCTACACCTATACAACAAGTTTCACATGGAGCACCCTGCTAACATGTTTGTTGTGGAGTATGCGGCCCGCCCGCCTTTGGCTAAAATATTCTATGAAGACTGCTTGATGGCTGCTGTTTTCTATGGGTACCCGATCTTAATTGAGAATAACAAGTACGGTATCGCAAGACATTTTGAATTAAGAGGTTATGATGGCTACTTAATGGATAGACCTCATCACCTCATGAGCACTAGCTCAAAGGTGAACGTCAAGACTAAGGGTATACCTTCAAACTCTCAAGATGTCATACAGGCTCATGCTCACGCCATTGAAGCTTACATCCACAATCATGTTGGAATAAACAGAGATACTGGTGAGTATGGTATGATGTATTTCAATAGAACACTAGAAGATTGGATTGGATTTAAGATCAATGATCGAACCAAGTTTGACCTTACCATTAGCTCTGGCTTGTGCCTTTTAGCAGCACAAAAAGTGAAAGCCAAAAAGAAAGAGTCTAGCTTCGATGAGAAGCGTTTTTTCCGTCGATATAAGGTACAGTAAGGATTTCCTATATTTGCAGTAAATCAGCTTTAAATGTATCAAAAAGAAAGCTCGAATTCGGGTTTCCCCAATCCTCTTGTCAGTGCTGTAGAGAAGCTGGATAAGAAGTATGGGTTGCAGTATGCAAAAGCCATTGAGGGTCAGTGGGGGAAAATGACCGACAAGAGTTCTCTTTATGGTAGCAGAAACGAAATCTTCAATAGGAATAGGCATTACGCCAACGGTACTCAGGATACTACTATTTATAAAAAGCTTCTGACCTCCCTTAACCCTAACGATGGTGAGGGTAGTTTGTTGAATCTGGATTATACACCAGTTCCAGTCCTACCGAAGTTTGTCCGTATCGTAGT